AATTTATCCTAGCATTGGAGATCAACTAGATATGTTATGGCATTCTATAGATAAAAACCCATCATTAAAATCTGAATACTTTGAGTTTTATGAAGCTATCAAAGCAGTTAAAGTAAAGCATCCTAAGAATGGCTAATAGTTATAAATTTAAAGGTGTTGCGTTAGCAACTACATCAGAAACTACACTACTAACAGCTGCTAGCACCGAAACAATAATTATAAAATCTATTAGAGTTACTAATAATACTGGTAGCACACCAACAGTTTCAATGGATTTAGCAGATAATAGTGCTAGTACAGAATACACAATATTTAACACAAAATCACTTACAGCAAATAATTCAGAGGAGTTATTAAGTGTGCCTTTAGTTTTAGAAAACTCAGATGCACTTAAAGCAACAATAAGCTCAACAGATAGTGTTCACATAAGTATTAGTTATTTAGTTATTACTTAATGAATATAGTAGAAATACCATTATCTGATTTAGATAATGTTTGGAATTTAGTTAAAAAAGATATTGCACAAGCCTTATCATACTCAGGTAATTATACTGATAGTGATTTTGTATTAGAGCAATTAAAACAAAAGAAATTTCAGCTTTGGGTGCTTTGGGATAAGACTAAACAAACAACAACCGATAAATATTATGGTGTTGTAGTTACAGAAATAATCCAAAGAAAATTAAAGCGGTCTTGCAATATATTTATTGTTACAGGCAGACACAGACAAAAATGGCAACACCTAGTTAAAGAACTAGAAAACTTTGCCATTAAAAACAAATGTGATTGCATGGAATTACTTGCTAGACCAGGTTGGGATAAAATAATGAAAAACCATGACTATAAAAGAACTCATGTAGTTCTTGAAAAACAATTAATAAAGGAGAATGAATAATGTCATTTGGCGGAAACTCAGGTGGTGGAACACAAGTACAAAGTGTCAATCCATACAAACCAGCAGAGCCAGCTCTTAATCAAATACTATCAGAAGCTGGTAATCTATATGGACAAGGTGTAAAAGCAGCTGGGTATGTAGCCCCATCACAGCAAACAATTTCTGGTCTTGCTGGCCAAGAATTAATGGGTTCTGCTGCACAACAACAATTAGCAGATACATTATCAGGTAAATATCTAAATCCTTTTTTATCACCTTTACTACAAGGTGCTGGAGCAGATGTAGCAACAGCTATTAATACAGAGTTTAGCGGTGCTGGGAGAACACCAGGATCAGCAATGAATCAACAACAAATAATTGCCGGTATAACAGATGCAGCTTTACCAATGGCGTTTGAGCAGTACGAAAGAGAACGTCAAAGACAATTAGGTATTGCTAGTGCTACACCAAGCTTAGTGCAAACTGGAGCTCAGTTAGAAAATATTGAAAGACAAAGAAATCTTGCTCCTTTTGCTGCACTACAACAATATAGTGGTATCGTAAATCCTATAGCAACTGGCTTACCAGTACAAACATCACAAACACAAACATCAGCTAATCCTATAACAACTGCTATGGGTGGTGCATTAATCGGAAGTAAATTTGGTGGTATAGGTGCTGCTATCGGTGGTGGTCTAGGATTTTTAGGAGGGTTATTATAATGGATAAATTTAAGAAAATAATTTTTGATATTGAAGTTGATATAGATAGAAAAACTTCAAAGTACATAATGTTATTATTAATACTTAGCGTTCTTGGAATTATATTTTAATGAATAATTTAAAAAACGCTGTTGGTTTATTAAATGCACAAGCACCAGAGGGTGAGTTTCTTGCATACATCAATCCTGATGAAGCTAAGATGCTTAAAAATGCTGGTGGTGCTGGATTATTAACACCACAAGGAATACCATCATACTTTACAGCTGCACAAGCTGCTACAGGGGGTGCTGCTGGAGGACAAGCTATGTCTCCAGGAACAAGCACTACTGGTGGAAGTAGAAACACTGGTGGTAACAACAACAATAACAACAATAACAATAATAATAACAACAATAACAATAATAACAATGTTACTGTTCCTACAAGTAGCTATGATACAGCTGGTATTGTTACTGGAAATGTTGATGCTGAGGATGAATACTTAGCACCAGATATTGACCATTACAAAGCTACACAAAAAGCTATTAAAGAATCTAATAAAGCTTTAGGTGACTTAGATCAATCTGATTACAATAGTTGGTCTAAAGAAGATCAAAAAGCTTATCAAGATGAAATGAATAAATTAAAAGGAACAGAGGATGTTAATTATTCTTTTTATGCTGGTAATGAGGGAACTGTAAATTTAAGTTTCAATGAAAACTGGAAAGACACTTACGCTACTAATCCTGGACTACCACCAACATTAAGATTTTTGGTAGCTGCTGGAAATACAATCAAACAAAATGCTACTACTGATTATGGTACAGGATATTATGGTGGTTATACTGCTGATGGAATGGGTAGTGGACAACCAGTAGATGGTGGTGGTTGGTTAGGTAGAATATTTAATTCAGATGGAAGTATTAATGAAAATATTTCTGAAAGCGAAGCAGAGTCAATTTATAATGAAGTACAAAATCAATTACCTTTTATAATTGGTGGTACACAACCACAAGACTCTATGGTCAATCAATACTTTGCAAACACTTCAAATAATTTAGGTATTTCACAAGACTTTATGACTAGCTATGATCAAGCAAAAGCAGATTTAGCTAAAACATTAAACATGACAACTAATGCTAGTCAGTTTGGCTACAATGCCAATATGTCATCAAGCAATATCTATTACAACTATCTTAAAGAACAAGGACTATTATAATGGCGGACTCACCTTTTAAAGGCTTACTATACTCACCAGAAGTATTAGGGGGTATTGGTTTATTAACTGCTGGACTATCAGGTCAAAATCCTGGTGCAGCACTTCCAATGATTCAACAAGGTATGAAAACAGCTTCTATGTTTCAAGCTATGGAAGAAGAAGAAGAAAAAAGAAAGTTTAAAAAATTATATGCAGACTCTGTTCCAAAAGAAGATAAACCTTTGTTTAACTTTGCACCAGTAGAATATATTAAAAACAGAGAATTTAAAAAACCACAAAAACCTAACTTTGTAACTTTTGTAAAAGGTAAAGAAAGTTATACTTTAGATTTATCTTTGCCAGCTGATTTAGTTAAAGCAAGAGCTTATGCAGCTGATGGATTTACAAAAACAAATATAGGAGTTCAATCTTCAAGCTTAGATGGACTTACTAACAAATCTAATCAAACACAAGCCGGCAAAGAAATCATGGGTGCAAGTAAAATTATGCAAACTCTTGATTTGATGGAGGGTTTGTATGAGCCTGAGTTTTTAACATACTTAGGTAAAGGTAAAGGTTTTGTTGCAGCAGCATTTCAAAAAGCTGGTATAGAAATAAACAATGAAGATTTAGAAGCTTTTATGGTTAGAAAAGGATCATGGGAAGCTGCAAACCAACAATTCTTTAATGCTTACAGAAAAGAAATTACTGGTGTTGCTGCTGGTGAAAAAGAAATTGCTTTCTTAGAACAATCTGTACCTAATATTAATGATGCTCCAGCTGTTTATATGGCTAAAGTAAAATTACAAAAACAATTAACAAAAAAAATAATTGATAGAAATAAAGCATTTTTATCAACTGGTTTTAAACAAACACTTGATGATAAAGGATTACCAACTGGTAAATACAAAGAATTTTTAGAAGCAAATGTAATTAAACCAGAAGCTGCACAAGTTATAGATTATGCAAAAGAATTATCTGCTTTAAAATATGACAATAAACAAATGAATTTTTTAATGAATCAAACTTTTGGCGTTGGTAATTGGGAAGAATTTTTTAAATAAAAGGATAACATGGCTAATGAAATAGATATACTTAGTTTTTTAAAAACTAATCCTAATAAAGAAGAAGATACAAATAAAGATGAAGTTGTTCTTTCTAATATAACTTCATCTGACACAGAACAAATTATTGAAAACGAAGAATTAAATTTTATACAAAAAGCTGGTGATGTTACTGCATCTGCTGCAACTAAATATGCTACTGGTTTAACTTATGTAATAGATTTACCATTTATGTTAGTTGATGCTTTAGATGCTGGCTCATCTTATGTTTTTAACAAAATAGCTACAGCTGCCGGTTTTGATAGTACAGAAGTAAAAGATATAGAGGGATCTTATCTTTCTAATAAAAAAGAAAATAAAATTAGACCAGGAGAAATCATTAGAGATAATTTTTTAACTTACGAACCTAAAACTAATACTGGAAAAGTAGTAGGTGATATGGCAGAATTTGCTTCTGGTGGTATTCTAGCAAAAGGTACAAAAGCTAAAACTACATTGTCAGCAACTGGAGCTAGTGCTGGTGCGGTTAAAGCTGGTGTTGAAATGGGTACTGGTAATGAAGCACTTGCTTATGGACTTTCTGTACCTTTAAATATTGGTTTAGATTTATACGCATTAAGTAGAGGTAACGCATCAGTATTAGGTAAATACACTTTGCCATCTGATGCAATTATTAGAAAAGCAAAAGTAATACAAGCAGATGCTAAAAAATATGGTTTAAAGCTTACAGCTGGTGAAGCAACTGGTAGTGCTGCTGTTCAATCAGTAGAGGGTACGATGACTTCTCTTATGGTTGGCGATGCAGTTTTTGATAAGTTTTGGCAATCAAGACCAGCACAATTAAAAAATTATATTTTTAACTGGGGTAAATCTAATGGTCTTATAACTGCAAAAGATACAACTACAATGTATAAGCAGTTAAAAAAAGCTGCTATTGCCTTGCAAAACCAAAGAGGTGATGCTTGGAAATTAGCTGGTGGTACAAAGATTAAAAACTTTACTTATGATTCACAAAGCTTAGACAATTTATCAATTACATTTATGAATCTTGCAAAAGAAGCTTCACCAGAAGTTTCTAAAATTTTAACAAGACAATCTAATAAAATAAAAGAATTAGCTAAAACTGGTAAGAATGGACAAGCTTTACATAATTTATATACAACATTAAGAGATACTACTTTTGATGTATCTGGTAAAGCTTCAACAATAGGATCTAGTGTTGATATAGCACAATACAAAAAAGCTACAGAAGCAGTTAAAGAAATTTTAAGTTCAAATAAAAATTGGTCTAAGGCTCAAGAAAAATATATTACATTTACTAAAAAATGGGCAGAGCCTTTAACAGATGGATCGGTAACTAAATTATTTAAAGATTTAAGTGATGCAAAAACTGCAACTAAAACAGACACAGTTGCAACATTATATAAATATTTAAACTCAGATACTTTATCTGCAAAAGAATTATCAAGACTAGCTTCATCTATTAACAAAAGTAAAGTTCCTAATTTATGGAATGATGTAGCATCAACATATTTTAGTAATATGTTTAATAAAGCAGCTATAGATGGCACAGAAAAAGGTAAAAGAATTGGAATGATATTTCATGACTCAATAATGAAAAATCCAAGACAAAAAGATAATTTTGTTGAGATATTATTTCAAGTAGCAAAGAATAATAATAAAAATGTAAATAGAGCAGATATTGTTAAATCAGTAAATTCTTTTGCAAATGTTTTAAAGGCTAGTTCTTATTATGCTAAAGTGGGATCACAAACTGCTGCAAGAACAGAACTAATACAAGATTTAAAAAATAATCCTATATCACAATTTATTGGTGTTAAAGGTGGTTTGCCAGTTTTAAGTATGGTTGGTGAGTGGTTTCAAAAAAGAACATTTACAAAATCATCAGAGGAAATAGCAAGAGCCATGATTAGTGATAAAGGTATTGATGCTTTAGTAGAACTTGCTGCTAATTGGAAAGATAAAGCAAAAGCTGTTTCATTTGTAAGAGCTATAACAATTGGATCTTCACAATTAGAAGAACAAATGAATAACTAAAATGCCTAATCAATCACAAAAAAATTCAGAACAGATTATAAAATTACAAGGTGAAATCAAACTCATACACAACAAGATTTCAGTAATAAAGGATAATCATTTAGCTCACTTAGATATTAAGGTGGACAATGTTTATAAACTTTTATGGGCAGTAGGTCTAGTAAGCCTAAGTTCCTTGATAAGCCTAGTAGTAAATCTACTAAGCTAACAACAAATATCAAAGGCACAATTGGTGAGTACCAAGAAATAGTTAATTTGACTAAACAAGGTTATTGGGTGGCCAAAGCTTGTGATCCTCAATGTCCATTTGATTTAGTAACAGTTTCGCCTGATGGCAAAGTCAAATTGCTTGACATTAAAACTAATACATATCGCAAAAACGTAAAATCGTACCGCAGAAAAATTTGGCGTACACCATCTGCTAAGCAAAAGAAATTAGGTATTAAAATTGTTATGGTAGATCATGGTAATGAATTATGAAAAATTTAAAGCTATCTTCTGAAACAGGAATCAATCTTCCAGCAAAAAATTTAATAGCTATTGTAGCTGGTGCAGTAATTGCAACAGTAAGTTTTTTTGAATTAGAAAATAGGATTGGCTCACTTGAAACAAGTAGAGAATTATTTCAAGCTGATCTGTTAAAAAAATCAGAACAATTACCTACTGATCAAGAGCAATTTATGTTGCTAGAACATATAGCTTCACAACTAGAGTCTGTGCAAAAAGAAATGGAACTCATGAGAAACAACAATGTAAATATTAAATACGCCATGAGTGATATAGAGAAAATTAAAGAACAATTAGAAATCATAAAAGATAAAGTTAGAGCTAATGGAGGTCATTAATGGAGCAGATAGTTATAGCTTTATTAATGCTAGTTAATAATGAAATTAATGAAGCAAGATTACAACCAGATTTAAGCACTTGCCTATCTGGTAAGCGAAAAGCAAATCGTAGCAATACTGGAACTAATGTTGAATACAGATGTATCAAATCAAAAGCAGAGCTAGAAAAAAACATTGATGGCTCTTATTCAATTAAAAAACTTATTTTAGAATAAAATGTTAGATAAAATTATTTATAAATTATTTGGTTATTTAGATTCTTTTACAAATCACTTAGATAAAATATTTTTTCCAAAACCCAAGAAAAGAAAAAAAAAGAAATGTAAGAATTGTAAATGCAATTGTCATTGCAAAGATGATTTACACATAAATAAATTTGACCAGGAACTTTGTAACTGTGAGGGTTGTAAATGCTAGGAGAAGATTATGACAGTTATAGAAAAAATTCTTTTAGCAATAGAGTGCTTTTGCCGAAAAATCTATTCTAAGGTTTGGTACTACCGAATTGTATTCACAACAAATCTAACAAGGAAAACTAATGTACGAAGAAGTAAAAGAAGAAATTAAACTTTGTGAGGGTTATGTAAATAAGATTTACCAATGCTCAGAGGGTTTTGATACTATTTTTTATGGACACAAAATAACACCTGATGATGATTATGAACATGGTATTCAATACACTAAACAAGAGGGTGAGCTTGTATTTGAAAGAGATTTCCAAAGAACACTAGAAGCTGCCGAAAGACTTATTGGTGATAGAGCTATTAATAA